GCCGCCATGTTTCATGGCCAAAGCTTGTAGCCCCTGCACTTCACGTGGGGACATGTGGATAAGCATCGAATCAGGGCCGCGACCCTTGGATGCCATGTGGTCGGCTAGTACTGCAAGGCTCATGTTAGACCTTTATCTTTAAAGCATTTCCTGCTGTTGTATCACGGTAAACATCCCCTACCCGGAGATTAGCTAAATCCACTTGAGTTGGCAAGAGATTTACATCTAAATTAAGGCCCGACCCCGCCAATGGGCCGGGGGTGCTCAGTTGATTAAAGTACAGACGCAACACATTGGTTAGCTTGTCCATGTACTGACGTTCGTATTCTAACGGAGCCAGCGGTAAATTGGGAGCAGTTACGTTGGTTTGCGACATGCTTATCTACGTCCATCCGGTCTAATGTCAATACGTGGAGCGCCAAGCTGCCAAGCCGTGTTAAGTTGGTTTGACTCAATCTTAAAAATCATCTGGCGACCGCGCATACGTGTGTAAATCTGCCCCGTAAACTCTTCGGTAATATCGTATGTACTACTGCTATATACCGGCTGACTTGCGCTACTTGTTCTGCCGGAGCCGGAGTTTGCCAAGCCGTACAAAGTCATCGTAACTTTTGGTACATCGCCGTTAGGGGCGTTGGTAGAGTCAGAGAAAGTCAAGTCCGGCAAGACACGCCAGATGAAACCAAAATTGTGGCCGTCGCCAATATCAAACTCAGACGAACTAATATAAGCGTTAATTGGAGCAGCCGTGCCTGTAGCATTGTCATTGTTTCCGTCCTCATGGAAGACCAGATTGCCTGTGGCAGTGGTGCTGTTGTAAGGTGCGGCAACAGGGTATGGCAGTAAACCAGAGTCAAGCCAAGCAGTGCGGCTCATTGTGCCGTAATACCAAACTTTTTCAAGGTAGTTGTACACAACATACTTATCAATCGCTGTACTGTTGGCGGAGCAGTAGAACCACCAGACCTCATTAAAGCCTTCATTGGTGCCTGAAAAAACTTGTAGTGCTTGTTCTTGGTTTAAATCTTGGAACACGTAGCGGCGCAAGTCACAGTTAAGCGTATTGACGCGGCCATCATAGGCATAGAACTTGTCCACACCCATCCAATAAATAACGCCAGATGCAATCACAGCCGAATTAGGGCTCATGATAGAAATGTTGTCGCCAAGAAGTTGTGGAGCCCACACGTAAGGGGGGCCAAGGTATTGAAGTGAATACACGCTTGAATCCGTAAACACCACAATCTCTTGACGGGTCTGTACAGTTGTAACAATCTGCGAGCCGTGGGATAGTCGGGTAAACCCTGCCTGATTGGTTGGGTCTGGTGTCCAGTTGTAAGGATCGTTTTGCCCAGACCAACGGATAAGCATCGGATCAAGCGTAGTAAAGCCGTAATCGTTTGTGCCAAACACCATGACAAAACGTGACGAATCGGACACAGTCAAGTTATTCTGAACAACGGGGCAGTCAACAATATTAGATACAGAGCCTGTACCTGTAGAGGAAGTATTAACTGCCGCGCCAGCCGTAGTCAGTAATTTAAACGTTAGTCCAACCACCTGAGTCACGATGTACGTAGTTCCCGCAGTGACGCCAGTCGGCAAAGAGCCACCAGAGAACTGAAGTGCCGCGCCTTCTGTATAAGCTACTGTAGACGTAACAACTGTTGGGGATGCGTTTGTAAACGACACAGTGCCACCCAAAGAACTAAGCAAAACGCCGCGAGTGCTTAAACCACTACTTGCCGTCCAATAATAAAGCGCTCCCCCGCGAGGGCCATAGATTAAATCTTGGCCGTAGTTCATCTGGTTCCACAAACGCAGAGAAGATGTAGTCGTCCCGCCGTTACCCCAAGTCGTACCTGTTTGACCCCAAGAACCAGCGCCCCAACCAAGTAAAGGCACGGGAGTGGCGGGGCCAGCACTGACTTGGTAAGTAGCTACAACAGCCGAGCCGCCATAAGAGCCCGCAGGTAAAGCAGGTGAAATAGTGATTGTAAAAGAACTACCACCCACAGACACAATCTGATATTCCGCATTTAATGTCGTAGCGTATGTGCCTGTAGCACCAGAGAATGTAACGTACGTACCGGCTGTTAAAGTTGTTGTGGATGCGGTAACTGTAACGGTGGTTGTGCCAGTGGATACAAAAGGATCTGTGCCCAGCGTTACTGTTGAAGCAATCGGCGTAATGTCGTAGTACGCACCGCCCTGTTCAATGTAGAACTTAACGTTAGTACCTACGCCGATATAGTTAGCGCCTGCTAATGTCGTCCAATTCCATAAAGAGCGACATACGCCACTGTACGTGTACCCGGAAATCTGTTGCCAACCCCCAATAATCTCTGGAGTACCTTGGCGAAACCGTACTTTGTCGCACTCATACCAGCCACCCTCATTGGTGTAGCGAGTATTCTCCCGGTTGACGCCCGGCTTAAACAGAACTTTTTGTAATGGCATCGCTTAATCCAGTAAAGCGCACTCAGCCGTGCGACGTTTAAGTAGTCCGGGCAACACCTTGCCGCCACCTTTAGTCCAGAGCATTAGTTGTTCTTTTGCCCCTTCCCAATCATTGGCGTTGATTTTCCTCTTTAACGTGGAAGTCTGCAAGCGTCCTGTGCCCAAGTTATAACAAAAATCCACTATGGCATTGCACTTCCGTTCGTCAGTAATCAGGCCGGGGCAGTTACGCAAAACACCGGGCAGGTACGTATGCTCAAGCTCAATCATTAAAAGCGCCCTAGCCGTGGGTTCATCCATTGGAGCGTCTTCCAAAGTCACCTTGCGCTTGTCTGCGTAGTAGGTAGAACCATAGCCAATCGTGGGAACGCCAGCCGGACAAAGGTAGGGCTTAGCCCGATACCCTTCATACCGGCGGCACAGTTCAGCGGCTAGTTCTAGGTTCATAGTTTTGTTTTAAAGGGATCAGTTGAGAATTTACTGTCACCTGTAGCAACCCAATAGCCTTCACGATAACCTTCGTAGTGGGCCAGCCACCTGCCGTTAAGGGCATCCTCGCCCATATGGTCAGCCTTGCCTTGATTAACGGCTTCAACATATGCGATCTTGCGGTTGGTTGCGTATCTTGCGGCATCAGTGTGCAATAGTTCTGCGGGTGTCATTTAAAGACCTCTTTGCTTCAGAGTACGGTCAAGGAACCAATAGTTAATAGTGCCAGACAGCAGGGCTGAGAAGTCAGGTGTCATCATGGTTTTAAACACTTCTACGGCTGGCGCACCGGCAAGCCATGCGTTCCATGCAAACCAAACGTGAATAAACGACCAGACAAATAACACCCAATATGTGACCACAGGGCGCACAGAAGCTGACAGGCTAGCCACCCAACCACCCGCAGCTTTAACCATCTCGGCTTGCTGTGTAATAGCGTTGTTAAACGCATCCATGACACCAACGTCAATCGCAGCTTCACGCTGTGCGCCAATCTCAGCTAACTTCTGCTGACCACGCAGTGTTTCTAGTTCGCACTGACGGGCAAACATCAATAACTCATGAGCACGTTCATTTTTCTTGTCAAAGAACTTCAAGACTTCAGGAGCCATGCGGAACAGCCCGCCAAAGATGGAACCCATTAGGCCCCCAGATAAAATATCAAGCATAGTTATTCTCCGCAGTGTTTACATTTGTGGTGGCTGTCTCCGTGCGAGAGTTTAACCCCCGCCAAGAGTCCAATAAAGCCGCCAATGATCGTCTGAAACGCCGGGTGGAGCATACTGAAGATCTCTGCGTTGTCCACTTCCTTGGCCCATAAACCGAGCAGGAAAGCAGCAACCATACCAAGCACCGACAGGCAAAGCGTAGACGCTACCATCAAGGTTACAGAATAGGTTAATTTACCCACGACATCTTGGTTATGTTCCATTTCAACCCCTATACGTACACGTCCAGTTTGCGGTTGTTAAATATTTCAAGCCGCAGCCTTTGCTGTTCAGCTTTCTTGTTGTACAAGTCCATCAACAATTCTTCAATTTCTTGGTCAGCTTTTTTAGACTGAATTAACGCTCTATATTCTTCCTGATGCTTCTCAATCCTGCGAGTTGTAGCATCAGTCTTGTCTGGATACCCCGTAGCATCCACCATTGGAAACATACGTATCTTGTCGATCATTTCTTTTCACGTTCAAGCGCCTCTTTGTACCCATGAATGACTAATTCTCTAAGCTTTGTGGAGTCTGCCGTACCCGCCCATTCGGACAAGTTGTTCCATAGCACTACATAATCCGTTGACTTGCAATGACTTGCGTTTTGATCGAGCCACGCCAACATCTCTTTGTGGCGTTCGGTTGGGTCGTGTTTGGTGTAACCGATCCCATAGAACTCGCGCACATGACAGCCATTCTTGGCTACGGCTCCAACTAGCCCCAACAGCAGTAACAGAAGGAGCCAGCGCATACATAGTTAAGACTGCTGAATAAGTGGGAACTGTTCCATCAAAGCTATGGCTTGTTCTGGAGTAATGTTAGGCGGGGCAATGTCTGCATCAGTATCGCCGTCACGAACAGCATGAATACAGCAAAGTAAACAGTCTGGAGCCAAAGCTTCAAACTCATGCACCATACCCTTTGGTGTAACAATTAACTTTGGTGCTTCATGTTCATTTTCACCGCTAACAGTTCGCATCATTACTTTGCCTTTTGCAAGTAAGGTAATGTGGTCAAATGTGTGCGCATGACCGTGAACTTTGTCACCTGTAAAATACAAGTGCATCATTTTGACAAACACATTGTCAACAATTTTTACATCAATACTTGTAGTCATAAACGCTCAACTCCAATGTTTAATTGATTTCCATCATCTGGCATATTAGGCCAAACAACACCCCACGGAAAGTCTGAAATATTTTTTAGTGCTAAAACTTGCTCTTTGTATAACGCCCACTCTGTTTGTTTTTCTACGCTCATCAAGTTAATTTCCGCTTGCCGTTCATCAACCATTTGCAACAAAACAGAAATACCATTGTTAACTCCCTCTATTGCATCAGCAGTTCTGTGTGAAATTTCTTCTGGTGTTGCGTCTACAAACGTGTACTGCCTGTACCAAAGTCCGTTGTCAGGATTTTGGGTAGGCATAACTTCTTGCAAATTTTTATTGTATGGTGGCGTTGGCGCAAAATTATGGCAGTACACATACGTCTTACCATCTAGCACACCGCCATCCCAATACTCAGGTACGTTATAACAATTTTGCATTGCAAGCCATACACGAGGATTTACAGGGTATGCAACAATCTGCCCATTTTCAAGGATTGCGTAAGTTTCGTACATGGTGTTTACAAAGTTGTTAGCGTTGTTGTTACGCCGTTGGTAACAGATGAAACGGTGGAGCCTAACGAGGTACTAATTGTTGTGCTACCGCCATTAGCAAACGGCACAGTACCATTACCCCATAAACCAACGTTATTACTAGTAACGGTAACAGGGGCAACTGTTAAAGTTAGCGTACCGCTTGCGTATGGGACGCTTACAACTTTTGAAGCTGGGGCGGTACTTCCATCAATATTAAATAAATACATATCGTTAGTATTTAAAATAATTGTAAAGTAATTACCACCTGCCGTTGCATACAGATTGATGTTTGAATATCCTATTTGTGGTGTACTTACACTACCGCCCGTAAATGTATATGTAGCACCCCAAACAGGAACCAGCGTTGTAGGGTCTAATTTAACTAACAGTCCATAATTACTGCTGGTGTTTACACCAAACATATATACCGCGCCATTCCAATACGAAATTGATGGGCTACCGTTAATCATATTCCAGCCAGATATACTGTATCCTCTAAACGCCGTGCAGGTAAAAGTTGCATCAAATCGTGCCAATCCGATAGAACCTGTAGCCGACGTATATCCGCTGGTATATGCAATATTGTTTACTTGGTCAAAAGTTGTAACAGATGCCCACCCAGAACCAGCGCCTCCACTGTTTACTATTGAATACCCAGCAGTAATTGCGGTACTACTAGGCATTGAAGCGGCATAAATAAACGCATATCCTGTGTTAGCCGCTGATGAGCCACTTGCACCAAATGCAACAGTCGTACCGTCGCTTCTTGGGTAAATTGAAAGCACATACTGCAACCCATAATCCCCAGCGCTCCGTTGCGCGGCGGAACCAATTTGAGTTCCAGCATTTGTCCATTTAGCCGCAAGGAGGTATAAACTGTATTTTGTTGATACCTGACCAACTATGCTTACGTTCCCGCTGGAATCCGTACACATTGGCATTCCACTGCGATAATCTACGTAAACGCTTCCAGATACGTTTTTCCAGCTCGAACCCCAGACATAAGAACTACCATTTGCCGCAACAATGTTTGCAAGATCAGTACCCCTTTGTACGTGAAAGTAATCCGTTCCAACGCTGTAACAAGGTGAAAGACGTAAATTAGCAGTAAATGTTGGTTGTACAGGATCAAAGTTATAGGTTCCTACTGTAGAACCTGTAGAACTAATCCATTTAATACCAAACTGTGTTGAAGCCGTGGCAGTAGCGGCTACACTAATAGCAACAGCGCCTGAATTACGTCCAGCAGTCCAAAAAGAATTTATTATGGGGGTTCCAATAGCTGTTGAAGTGCCATTAGTTGATTTAGCAGTACCTAAATACAAAACCCATGAATTAACGTTACTTTTGCCATAAAAGTTATTGAGCGAAATAGCTCCAGATGAAACCCCAGCCAACGTGCGAAACGCCGTGCTGTTGATGTCGGCTTGCGCAGTAGCTGAAACACCAAGTTCCAAATTGATTGACTGCCCTGTGGTTGAACCACCAAAGCTGATTGGGCCAGAGCTATTCAGTGCCATATTTGATCCTTAGATTGAACCGTATGCGGTCATGTTGTTCAATGTGGTCAGGTTGCCTGTGCTGTCCATTGTGGCAATTGTAGTAGCGCCGTATTTAAAAACCAAGACCCCACCAACCTCAGAAATGCTGAAGTTTGTTGTTTGTAGCAGGGGCGCAGACACTGCCACGCCGGATGTGTTGTTTGTACCTCCATTGGCAAGGGGCAGTACTCCCGTCACTTGGGTAGTCAAATTAACACCAGACAACGTACCGCCAAGGGTCAAATTGCCTGTGCTTGTAACTGTACCTGTCAGAGTAATACCGTTAACTGTACCTGTACCACCAACAGAAGACACAGAACCGCCGCCTGTACCTGCGCCAATAGCTGTACGAAATGCCGATGCGCTTAATGCTGTGACTGTGTTATCTGCGTTGTACTGAGGGTACGTGATTGCGCTTGGGTTAGGGATAGTGAATAAATTGGCACCCAACGTAGTCGCACCGAGATTGGTACGTGCGCCCGAAGCTGTTGAAGAATTTGTTCCGCCGTTGGCTATAGGCAACACGCCTGTAACACCAGAAGTGAGATCCACCAACCCACCAGCAGCCGACACATAGTCCGTTCCGTTGTAATACACAAACGCACGTGTACCAGCAGTAATTGTCACAGGTGTAACTTGCCCAGAACGTTGAAAGGCAACACTGCCGCCCGTAGCTGCGTTGTCTACTAAATAGATTTTGCTATAGCTTGGGCCAGTGATAGTCTTGGTTGTGGTCAGCGTACCTGTAACACGGATAACTGCGTATTGCGCAGTAGTTGAAGTAAAGTTTGTACCTGAAGAATTACCAAGTGTGTTAGCCAAAGTAATTGCGCCATCGCCTGCAAAAGACAAAGTGCCCGCAATAGCAATATTGACGTACTCAGTAATGCCGTAGTTAACTGTATCACCCCATGTACCTGTCAAAGTACCTTGTGTGGGGGTAAGTAGTTGTAGTTGTGTTGTTTGCGCTGCCATGATTATCCTTCGATGAGTTTGGCGACCAGCGCCTCAAGTTTAGCAATGCGCTCTTCGTGTTCAGCATTAGCAGCTAAAGCCAAGGCACTAAGTTTCTCGTAGTCTACCGCCAATGAACCGTCTGGTCGAGTGCGAACTGCAACAGGGAACTTAGCCAATACATCTTGAGCAATAACACCAAAGTCAGCCTTGACAATAAAGTAACCGTCTTCGCCGCCATGTTCTTCAATGTACTCGGCTTTCCAATCAAACAACTTACCGCCAATAGCTGCTGCCGTAGCTGCTGCGTTGGGGATGTTACGCACATTCTCTTTGAATTTGATGTCAGAAGAGTAGTACGCAGTCACGTTGTTGGTTGCACGGATCTCACCGGCTGTAGCTGAACCCGCTGTACCCACACCCAGAGAGTTAAATTGCACGTTAGAGCTTGTAGCTACCGCCTGACCAATACTAAAGGTTACAGCACCTGTAGCACCAGACACTGATACGCCAGTACCAGCCACCGCAGACGTAACGCCTGAGTTGGTGATTGTGACCGCACCAGTTGAACCTGATACGGAAATACCTGTACCGGCCACGTTAGATGTAACGCCTGTATTAGCAATAGTGATGGAGCCTGCGCCGTTAGTAACGGATACTGCCGTTCCAGCGGTAAGTGTGGTTCTTGTAAAGTTAGTACCATTACCAATATCAAGAGCGCCATTGGCTGGGGTTGTTGTAAGCCCCGTACCACCATTTGCCACAGCTACAGTACCAGAAACGTTGGTAGCTGTAGTGGCTGTAGCCGCGTTTCCTGTACACGATCCAGAAGAACCAGACACGTTACCTGTAACGTTACCCGTTAAAGCGGCTGTAATCGTACCGGCAGTAAAGTTACCAGACGCATC